GGCATGATCGTCTGCCTGAATTGATGCTGCTTTTGCGATTACTTCAGCGGATGTATCATCTATCGCTCCGTGCAAAATTGCAATTCTGTTGTTTGTGTTTGCATGGGTTACGATTGCTTCCGAAACAGTGTATGTCGTGTTGTTCGCTGCATTCTCAACTTCTGGAATACATACAGCACCAGTTCCAAGGGCATCATTGAAAAGATCAAGAGCGGTTATATAGCTTGCGTTAGCTACTGTTCCAAGATCTGAGTCACCAGCAGAAAGAGCGAGTGTGCCAGAAGCAGGACGAGCGGTCTGACCGCTGGCAACGCTTGCCACCACGTAGCGTGAAGCAATTGTGCTGCTATTAATTCTTCCAGCTGCTTGAGAAAGGCTGGTAACTGTTCCAGTGTTGTAAACCTCAACAGAAGAGTAAAGAATCTTTACCTTGAAAGAAGATGCGCCAACATGCTCAACAGTAACCGACACATTGGAGCTCCAAGAGCCTGGGCCAGTTGCATCAATCGTCATTACGGTCGTAGCTGATGCCGAAGAGGTTCCAAGCAATACTCTTGTACCAGTTGTTGCACCTGATCCAACAACACGTGCTACATAAGCCTGTGTTCCACCTTCTTCAAAGAAGGTTTCTACTGTTGGGTGGAGGTACGATGTTGAAAGAAAATACCCACCAAATTTGTTTTCAAACTCGGCAAGGCTCTGTACTAGGACAGCTTCATCGGATGGACCACGCTCTGCAAGTCCAACAACAAAAAGTTGTGATGACTCGCGCACTGTTGCCGATGAAGGACCCGTTCTTACTGCTGTGGAGATAACTACGCCTGGCATGAGACCTTCCTATAAATCTTGTCTTGGGGATTAACCCCGCCTAACGAATTATATTGTACAGATGATAGAGGTTTATCTGATGCAACTGTATCAAAAAGAATATAATAAAAAGGTTCCTGCAAATATATTGTCAATTTACGACTACTTCGGGGTTTGAAACACTGCCAGAAACGTTGATAGATGCGCTCATGGAGTGAGGGACGATATCAACCTGTATCTCGGAAAGTGTGCCAATTGGTTTACGTGATACAATCTCGTCAATTTCAAGAGTGTAGCCAAGATATGCCCCAGCCATCATTCTGTCGCCCTTGAGTAGTGTAATATCTGAGAACTCTTCTCTCAGGCTTCCTTCATCTATGCTCACCCTGAATGATTCACGTTCGTCATATGCTTTGAGGCATGGGTAATCAAGAAGAGCCGCTCTGAGAACCGTAGTGAGTCTGTCTCTCATTATTGTTACTTCTTCGGATCCTTCGCATCTAACCCAAACATATGTTCTCATTTGATAGGCAACCCTATAAAGGGGGTCTGGGCCAGAAAAACCGAGCCTTGCTAACTGACTTGTTGATATTGCGACCGTTATAACAGTCGGCCAAGAATCAATTGCTATTGGCTCATATACCAAAAATTCTTCTGGGGTAGGAAGATTTATGTCGTCAACCTGCCAACCATTTCTATATTCAACAATGCGGACCGGTATGTCCTGTTTGAAGTAATTATTAACATATGCTTTTGCGAACTGAGCACCATGCATCAGCGGATATGAGGAAAGTGCCATTAGTCAACCATGCTTTTTTTGCCGTTGACAACATAGTCAACCATTTTTTCATTGAGTTCACGCTTAAATCCAGCAGGCTCAAAGACTATTTTTCTTGCTGGCATTTTGTTTGTCCCATACTGGTGAAATTTTGCATATTCTACATCTGTTCCAAATGTAGCACTTAGTTTTTCAATTTTATTAACTCCACCGTCAAGGCTTGATATGCTACGAAAAAGCTTTCCGCTGATACGTAATTTACCTCTACCGGGAAAGTTCTCAGTCTTCCATGAAGAGTATCCAGCATCAAGTGGATCCCACCCGCCAACTAAGGATCCGCCAGCACGGAAGTTTTCAGAAAAAGACCTTTCAAGACTTCTCTTCGCCCATCTCCAAACTGGAGAGAAGTTTCTACTTCTTTTCTCAAGATCCTTTAGGTTGTCCATTGTCTCGTCAATATCAATGGTGAGGGTTATTAAGACGGGAATGCCCATTACGCTATTCGCCTTCTCCTATACCTGCTCACAGATGCAAGTTCAGTATCAAGGAATCCGGTTACCAAAGGTCCAACATTGCGTGTTTCAAGGTCCTTTACGCCAACTACGTCATCATGCAGGTTTTGCATTTCTCTAGAGGCTGCGCGCAGGATGAGCAATTTGAGAAAGGGAAGAGTATTGCCATCAAGTCCAGCCGTATACGTAACTGTAACTAGGTCGTTCTCAAACCCGTAAAAATATTCAACACCAAACCTATGAGCAACGTAGTCATCATCAACCACCAGGGTTCTAAGCACTCCATGTACTGGCTTTACGGTAACTGACAGTATTTCAATTACTGGAGAGTTTCTCAGGTAAATCATTTTTGGCGGTTCTGCGTAAATCATTGAATCAACAGGGTTTGTTGTAAATGAGTCAGATGTGAAATCTGAAGTATTGGTACTCAAGAACGTACCCATTGGCACTCCATGCTGGTTCGAGGGAAGCCTGTACTCCTCTTCAAACTCAATTTGCTCTACTGGCCTGCGAAGATAGGCTTCTAGTTCACCCTGAAGTCCAGCAAGAATAAGGTCAGCAGCATCCTGCTGACGCAAACTAAGCTTTATGTCCATGTAATTGGTTAATTCAGCTTTTGTTACTATCATTCTTGCGCCTACCTATTTATTTTCTTCTAGGAGATTTGCGGGCAGCCTGAGCTTTTTTAGCAACTGATTTCTTGGCCTTCGCCCTAGTTGTTGACGGTTGCCTGCTTGATGCGCTAACTGACTTTTTAAACTCTGCAGCGTTTTCTTCAGCCCTCTTTGTTGCCTGCTTATAGAGCGATCCGTCTGCTCTCTTGATGCCGGGGCGAGCTCTAAATCCTGTTTTACCAGGCTTCTGTGCTGGGCCACCCATTGGGCTTCTAAGTGGTTTTCTTGTTCCGCTAGTCCTGTTGCCTCTTGCGTACCCAGTCTCCCCAAGGGAGTATTGTGCAAGTCTGTTTCTGTTTTCCCTACTGCCAAAAACGGCAACAGTAGTGTCATTAAGTCTTGCGAGTCTTGCTTTGATCGTTTGCTGAGTTTTTGGATTTTGCGCAGCCCGAAGCCTTGATTTCATTTTGTTTTCAGAAATCATCAACGATGCCGCGTCATCTGTAATGTCTGGGCCATAGCGCAATCCAGGCATAAATTCACTCCTCTAAGGATAGTCGGTAGAGAAGATTATAGCATTTTCAATTTTTTTAACTTTCACCTATCATCATTTGGCGGTTTCTCTATGAACGGACCATTATCAATAGTCCCAGGTGGAGCCTCTACGGGAACCCATGCCCTCGAATAGTTGTGCTCTTGTATCTTTCTATTTTTAAAGATTGATCCGTCAAGCATTAAACTAAATTCTGCATTCTTCATGCAAAGCATTTCGTTAAAATCTTTTTCTGTATATGAACTAGATACATATAATTTCTTCACTATTGATGACATTCTCTTGGCGACTATATTGCCGTTGCCTCTATTCAGTTGAAGGTGCATCATCATTGCTTCTTGCTCAGATATGTCGTGAAACACAACTGGGATACCACTGTCTTTTATGTCAGATAGTTTCTTTACCGACATGCAGAGATTGACTCTTTCCGACCCATCAATAATAATATTTTTGCGTTTCATGACATGGATTGGCTGTATAAATCCGTACTTCACCAAAGATGCAGATATTGTCAGCAGGTTTGGTCTCAACGTGTGTGTTGCCCGCCAACTAGGAATAACTAGTTCGTCAATTGGCGCAATTTCAATCTTGGGAATGTTCATCACTTTTTTCTATTTCCATTTCTCGGACAGTATAAGCCCTAGTTCCAGGTCCGACTGGGCTTGGTGAGTTCACATCTATATCGTTCAGAGCAAGGTTTCTTATTAGCCAACTTACTGGATAGGAAGAAGGACTCTCAAAATGCTTTTTTCTGAATTTAGCAACGTAAGCCTTAGCTTCCATCTTTCTTCTGTCTCCGATTAGGTAATCATTGATAAACGAAGATGCTCCATCAAAACCATTTTGCGAATACTTTAAAATAAGTTTCTCAATATCAAAATCAGGCCACCATCTTTTTTGGGCATCAATATCGGGGAAGCACTCAAATAGACGATCATAGAATTCTGGCTCAGTTGCCACAACGTCACCTATCCGCCTGATTGCCACGCTATGCAACGGAATACCAATTCTTGTATTGCTTCCAGTCATTGCAGCCAGTTCGTAGTACTCGCAAAAGTCGGCATCATGCTCGTCAATTATGTATTTAAATACATCGTTTGTATTCCAGTCATAAATGATCTTTGCAAACTTCAATGGGATACTGCGCTTGAGTTTATAAGGGGTGACTATGTAGCTTTCATGCAACT